TGGTAAACCGCTGGTCGTCGGGCCGGTTGGCCCACTGGGCGCTAACGGTGCCCACCATCTGCCCTTTGCTTACGTCGATCTGGTAACTCATGGCTTTCACCCTTCCTTTTGAGTTGGCCCCCGGTATTGGGGACGCCTGAATAATATCATCCCTGTGACATTCCGCAAGTCCTTTTTCTCATTCAGACGCTAAAAACCGCCCCGGGGGCTTGTGCGCCTGTCATCCCGGTGATACAAGTACACCCGGACGCATTTTCCGGGGCTTGGCGGCGGTTCCCCTTCCTCCAGACCCATCCCTGCCCCGGGCCGTCCGCATTGGCGACCCCGGGCGGGCGAAGAACCGCCCACCTTTTTGCCGCCCGTCCGGGGTACGCCGTCTCTTACAGGAGCGATATGGCGAACGCCCTTCAGGTCACGTACCGAAAGCTGACGGACCTCATCCCGTACGTCCGGAATGCCCGGACGCACTCCGACGAGCAGGTCGCCCAGCTGGCTGGGTCGATCAAAGAGTTCGGCTGGACCAACCCGATCCTTGTGGACGAGGACGGCGGGATCATCGCGGGCCACGGGCGTCTGCTGGCTGCCCAGCGGCTGAAGATGGACGAGGTGCCCACGATCCAGATCGTCGGGCTATCGGAGGCGCAGCGGCGGGCGCTCGTTCTCGCCGACAACAAGCTGGCCCTCAACGCGGGCTGGGATTTCGAACTGCTGAAGGTCGAGCTAGGCGACCTCAATGAGCAAGGCTTCGACATCGCCCTGACCGGCTTCTCGGTGGACGAGTTGTCCAAGCTCCTCGCCCCCGCGGGGACGGAGGGACTAACCGACCCAGACGATACGCCGGAGGTGCCGGTCGAGCCGATCACCAAGCTCGGCGACGTATGGGTGTGCGGTCCGCATCGCGTCATGTGCGGCAGCAGCTTGGAGCAGACGGCGGTCGACAAGCTTTGCGCTGGGCAGGCCGTCGATATGCTCTTGACCGACCCGCCCTACAACGTCGCGTACACCGGCAAGACGAAAGACGCGCTCACGATCAAGAACGACAGCATGGACGACCAGTCCTTCCGCGACTTCTTGCGCGACGCCTTTGTCTCTGCCGACACCGTGATGAAGGCTGGCGCGGTGTTCTACATCTGGCACGCGGACTCGGAGGGCTACAACTTCCGCGGCGCGTGTAAGGACGCGAACTGGACCGTGCGCCAATGCCTCATCTGGCGCAAGAACCACATGGTCATGGGCCGTCAGGACTACCACTGGCAGCACGAGCCGTGTCTCTACGGGTGGAAGGAAGGCGCGGCGCACCTCTGGGCTGCGGACCGCAAGCAGACGACCATCCTCGACTTCGACCGCCCCTCGCGCAACGAGTCGCACCCGACGATGAAGCCGGTGGCCCTCTTTGAGTATCAGCTACTCAACAACACCAAGGGCGGCGACATCGTGCTGGACAACTTTGGCGGGTCGGGGACCACGCTGATCGCTGCGGAAAAGAACGGGCGCGTGGCCCGCCTCATGGAACTGGACCCGAAGTACGTCGATGTGATTGTGCAGCGGTGGCAGGAGTTCACCGGGAAACAGGCCACGCTGGAATCGGACGGGCGCACGTTTGCCGAACTCGGCAGCGCCCGCAAGGCGGCGTGAGATCAGTCGCGGCTCTTGACGGTCGGGCGTACCGGCTGCCCGCGCTCGGGCTGCGACGGCGGGCTGAAGAATTCCACGAAGATGTTCCCACACGGTTTGCCCTGCAGGTAGGCGACCTCATCGCGGAACAGCAGGTAGTCGTAGGCTTGCGCCTCAACGACCGGTCCCGCCCAGCGCCGGACCATCGACCGGATAATCTTCTTGGCCTCACCCGCGTCGAGGTAGCCGCGCACCTTCTGCGGCTCCTTCTGACCTTTTTCTTGCACCCAGATACTCGCCATCTCAACTCCTCGCCCAAGAGCGTCGGTGGCGTGCCGAATCCTGTCAACACTAGATTCGATACGCCACCGGTTGCTTAACCAAAAACCAACCTCGGACCAACCATGCGCTACTTGGAAGCCTTCTTCGCCTTCGTCGTCCGGCTCACCGCACTCGCGGTCGCCTTCTTCGCATTTGGCGTCGCCTTCTTGGCGTTCATGGCGGGAGCGTTCTGCGGCGCGGTCTGCTTCGTCGCCTTCGCTACGTTCGACTGGGCGGCGAGGTTCGCCAGCCCCGAAACCTTGGCAGCATTGAGATGGGACAGCAGCAAGTCGCGGTAGCCGATCAGCGCCCGGGCGTAGGTGTTGCTCCCCTTGAGCGGGTAAGCAGCAAGACCGGCGACGTCACCAGCACGAGCCAGCTGGTGAAGCGCCTTCGCGTGGGTGTTGTAGCTGTAATTCCGTTCGCTGTTGAACTCCAACTCCGGCGGGAGGCTGCCCCCAGCCACCGCCTGTCGCGCCTGTGAGAGCAGGGTCGAGCGCGGCGGCTTCGTGGGCATGGTCGCGGCCTTCTGCGCCGCCATCTTGCCCACCACCGCCTGAATCGCCTCAAACCCGCCCTTGGGTAGAAATACCTTCTGCAACGCCGTCATATCGCTTCCTCCGAAAAAGTGGGGCTGGGGGAATGGCCCCGGTGATTGAACTAACCCCCGAATTCCTGTATCGCTTGGCGGTATCCGTTCTCACCGGCATGAGCCTCCGTATGGCCCCGAACCCGCCCTTTGCCCTCTGGTATCACCGTGGTGACAATGTTCTCGGTTTCCGGGGCTTTGCAAGTCCTCAATATCAACTTGGCGATAACCCCTATGCCGAAGAAAGCCCGAACCCCCGCCCCTACCCCGCCACCGGCCCCGGCTGCCGCCGTTACCGCCCCCGTGGCCCCGGTAGCCGCCCCCCCTGCCCCTTCCCCCGTTGAAAAAAAGGGACCGGCGAACAAGCACGCCCCGACCCCCCAAACCCGGAACCTCGTGGAACTGGCGATGCTCAACGACATGACACACGAGCAGACGGCGCAGCTGGTGGGGATCGACGCCAAGACACTCCGGGTCCACTACGCCGACGAACTGGAGCAAGGGAAGCTCCGGATGTTGTCCCGCGTCTCCGCGAACCTGTATCGGATCGCGTCGCAGCAGCAGGACATCAAGGCGGCGCTCACGGCGTCGATATTCCTGCTCAAGTCGAAGGGCGGTTACAACGACCGCGCTGCCGAGGCGACCGCGGTGATGGAGTCCGCGGGACCGGTCCGCTTCACCCTGCGATTGGGCGACCGCCCGATGGTTAACTGATGGGCGCGGCGCGGAAGCTAGAACCCATTCAAGGCGAGTACATCCGTCCGTGGCTGTACGACGCACAAGAGCGGGCGATCTTCTGCGCGGCGCGATACGGCGTGGTCGAGGCCAGCACCAAGGCGGGCAAGACCGTCGGCTGCATGGCGTGGCTGGTCGAGCAGGCGGTCCTCAACGGCGGCATGAACCGCAACTTCTGGTGGGTGGCCCCGGTATATCCGCAGGCCAAGATCGCCTTTCGGCGCATCAAGGCGGGATTGCCCGTCGGTAGTTATCTTGCAAACGAGTCCGAACTCACCATCCGTTTGCTCGCGCCTATGTCCACGATCTGGTTCAAGACCGCAGAAAAGCCAGACAACCTCTACGGTGAAGACGTCTACGCCGCCGTCATTGACGAGGCGTCGCGCTGCCGGGAGGACTCGTGGATTGCCGTCCGCTCCACCCTGACCGCGACCAAGGGTCCGGTCCGGATCATCGGAAACGTAAAGGGCCGCACGAACTGGCACTACCGGATCGCACGGCGGGCCGAGTCCGGCGACGCGGGCTACCACTACGCCAAGCTGACGGCCTACGACGCCGTGGCTGGCGGGGTGCTGGACGCCGCAGAGGTCGAGGACGCCAAGCGCATCCTCCCCGAGGCGGTGTTCAAGGAGCTATACCTCGCCGAACCGTCGGACGACCAAGGGAACCCATTCGGGATTCACCACATCGCGGGCTGCGTCGGAACGATCTCCGAGGACCGGCCCGTCGCGGTGGGCATCGACCTCGCCAAGTCGCATGACTGGACCGTGGTCGTTGGGCTAGATCGCCGCGGCGCGGTCTGCGGGTTTGAGCGTTGGCAGGGAACGTGGGAAACGACCGAGGGACGTATCTTGTCCCTTATCGGAAACGTGCCGACACTGGTAGACTCCACGGGTGTAGGCGACCCCATTGTCGAGCGCCTGCAGTCCAAGCGACACAACGTCAGCGGCTTCAAATTCACCTCGCAGTCGAAGCAGCAGCTGATGGAGGGGCTAGTCCTCGCCATCCAGCAACGTCAGCTTCGCATCCCCGACGGGATTCTCCGGTCGGAACTGGAAAGCTTTGAGTACAGGTACACCCGTACCGGCGCGACCTACAACGCACCGGAAGGGCTACACGACGACTGCGTCGTGGCGTTGGCACTTGCGTGGCAACAGTACCGCGCTGCTGCGCCCGATTTGGCGTATGCGCGTCCAGACGGCCTGTCACGGATCAGTCCGTGGGTCAGCGCCGATGAGCGAGGAGAATACTGATGGCAGAAGAAAACCGAGAACCGCTGAAGTACGACCCGAGTGTCATCGGCACGTCGGGTCTGCGTGCGTACGGCGGGTATGTCCAAGAGGAGGCCGAGCGCGACCTGCGCGGTCTCAACGGCTCGCGCATCTACCGCGAGATGGCTGACAACGATCCGATTGTCGGCGCGGTGCTGTTCGCAATCACGATGCTGATAAGACAGGTCGAGTGGCGCGTGCAGGCAACCGACGACTCGCCGGAGGCCGAAGGCGCGAAGCAGTTCGTCGAGGAGGTCATGCACGACATGAGCGTGTCGTGGAACTCCGTCATCACCGAGGTCTGCTCGATGTTCACCTACGGCTATGCGCCGATGGAGATCATCTGGAAGCGTCGCCTCGGCTCGGACTCGACGGACCCGACCGGACGTAGCGTCTACAACGACCGCAAGATTGGTATCCGGTCGCTGTCGCTCCGTGCCCAGAACACGATCCCCAAGTGGGAGATGGACAAGGACGACGGCAGCATCGTCGGTCT